ATCAATTTTGAATATTCTTTTTTCAGGAGCTCTCATAATACGATGAATTAACATCGCATCTTCCATTAATTGTAATTGTTTCCAAACTCTACGACCATTTTCAATCATAGCCTTACCATATGGTAGGAAGTTTGTATCTGAAAGTAAACGNAAGTGAGCCATTTCATAGTTCTCATATTCNTTTTTACCAAATCTATCTAATTCAACTTTAAACTTAACATAGTTTTGATTCATTGGGTCAGTACCTTCCAATCTTTCCGTATTATATACAGAGTATGGAGTTACATTAATAATACCTTTGCCTTCTGCCATTTCTAATGCCAAAAAGAAATCTCCGTACTTTACTAAGTTTCTAGTCCAAGGCCAAAGATTAAATTCTATGTTTATAATATCATAAAATAGGTTATGTAGTATTGCACTTACATTTTCGTTTGATGATTTAATTGCCAATATATCACCATACTCATTCTTTGTTGTGGATTCATCCGAATATATATCCAATGCAGATGCTATAATTGGGTCATTATCCATAGCATCATAATCTCTAAATAATTCTCTACGAACCTGATGGTATGCCATTGATTGTGCACCCTGATTGGTTTCATAATATGACCTTTGTAATTTTGTATATCTATCTCTAAGATTAACAAAATTTGTGTTCATTTGTTTTTCATCCGTATCAACAACTCTACGCTTACCGTCTTTATCAACGGTAACAATAGCATTTGTTGAAAATAATTTCTTTAGTCTACCAAAAAAACTTTTACTATCATCTAATTCTTGTTCTGCCATAATTTATTTTATCAGTTTTCTATTTTGACATTGTATAACATAAATATCGTAAAATGTCAAAACACTACAACCATTGGGATAAATCTTCAAATCCATCACCAACTTTCATTTTCCAAGGGTTGTCAGTCATTGTATCATTACCACCATATATTCCTTGAGATGTATTTGCTGTTATACCACTTACCGCTTGTTTGGTTAAATCAATTCCTTCTTGTCTTAAACGAAGTGCAGTATCTCTAACCCATAGACCAATCGATATAGCCATCACTAAGTCATCGTTATAACCCCTCATTGCTTCAGCTCTACCATTCATATAAATAAATGTAAATAACTCATCTATCAAACGACTAGAACGTATTATAATTGATTTCTCTCTAAAGTAATCGGTTAATTTAGATATAATTAAAGGTCTAGTTTTAGAAGTGGTTGAAAACCCAGCTACCAATCCTTTATCCTCGGCTCTATATCTATTTGTCATTTGATTCTCTACATCAATATATTTTAAATCCTTACTCATGTAGAATAAGTTTTTATATCCTCTATCAATTACTTGTTGAATTGTTGCCCAACCAATATTTGCGTTCTCTATTACAAGTAATGCATCATTATATTCTGTTGAAAGTGCTACTAAAAAGTTTCCAAAATCTTTAGTGTCCACCTTACCTCTATATTCTGCAACCTGTACGGAATTCACAATATCAATTACATGACAAGTAGAATAATCGGCACCATCACCTCTAGCCACATCGGCAACTACCATATATGATTTAGAATAATCCGCATGCTCCCATTTCCAAAGATTTCCATCAAACCCACCTTTCTCAATTGGTGGTATTACATATGTTTCTTTATAGAACATTAATAATTCAGGTTCAATTACAGTTTCACCAGAAGATATAAAATCACAATCACACTCTTGTGCTGCTTTTTTTGTACCCAATAACTTTTCTTGTTCATCTCTCCATTTTTGGTTTCTTTCAGGATGAACTGTCCAATGTAATCTGATTGTATTAAATGGATTTGTACTTTCTTCCGCACCTAACCAAGTTTGATGAAACCAATTACCAACACCATTAGGAGTAGATAGTGCTATACAAGCTCCACCTGTTGATAAGGTTGATTGAGCTGATACCCAAATCTCATCAATATCATCAATGAAAGCTGCCTCATCAAATATAAGAAGTGATAATGCTTCAGAACGTCCTGCATCAGGAGAACTAGCAATAGCCTTAATTTGAGAACCATTTTGTAAACGAAGGGAAAGCTTGTTATCTTCCATAGAACCACCTCTAAGCCATGTTGGAAGTAAATCATGCATCACTCTAACCTTAGTTACTAGGTTCTTTGCAACTTCTTGTTTTGTTGCAATTACCAACACATTAAAATCGGTATTGAATATCATTTTCCAAAGTGAAAACCCAGCACAAAGTGTTGAGATACCAGTTTGACGTGATTTTAGGACTACATTAAATCTATTATCTTTAAATTGTGTTAAAGTCTTTTCCTGAAATGGGAATAATTGAAATGGTATCTTACCTCTTACAGGGTGCTGAATCATACAATACTTCTTCATAAAATGTATAGGGTCTACCGCACATTTTTTGTATTCTTCTGCAATAATATCTTTTAGGGATTTCTTTTGTGTTATACCAGTACTCATATTAATCTTTAAGAGGTCTTACTAAATCGTAATTTTTATCTTTTAATTTATCGTAAGCCTCATTTCTTAATTTGGTAGCTTGTTCAATCTCACCTTCAAACTTAACAATCTCCAAAAGGATTTCTGCTTTTAATTCATTAACATCTCTTTCCATACTCCAAGTTTCAATCTTACCATCTTCTTGAACTACTTCATAAGTTTGTTTTGCATCTCTATAAGCTTGTTTAAATTGAGCTACTATATCATTACCATGTGCAATCATATTAGAATATATTTTATAATCTTCATACGCTTCCCATAATCCATCATATTTTATTTGAGCTTCTTTTAATGTAAGACAATGTAAACAATATCCAGTTTTAGATATTAACTTCTTATCAACCCTACCTATTTTAATTGTTTTGCAGGTTTCAGATTTACAGGTATTTAACTTATCTAAATAAGCTCTAACCTCAGCCATAGTATCACCCAATTCAGATGTTTCTATTTTACCAGCTTCTAATTGCTCCCAAGACTTACCGTTATCATCAGTCCATTTATCACCAACTTCTCTTTTTATCTTTTTTTTATCTGCTCCGGAAAATGAAATTTGTGTTTCTTTTTGATATTCCCCACCCGTCAAAACCATATCAACCAACTTTCTGCGAGTTGGATGCATAAACTTTTTATTAAATTCTCTTGCCATATTACTTACGATATATTTGTATATATAAGTATATCAAAATCAAAAAAACGATTAAGAATCAAAAAATATGCCTAGAATCTGATTAAGTGGTGCGAATGCACCTGTTAATTTGTATGTGTTACCACCATATACGAATACAATACCTTCGTTTGGTACAATCTTATCAAATCCACCAAGTGCATTAAGTCTTTGTAATTCTAATTTTAATTTTGCAATCTTTTTAGGGTCACCACTTGCTTTTACTTGTTGGATTGTTGATTCCAAACGTGCTACCATTTGTCTTTTAGCACTATCAGGATTCGCCGTAAGTACAGAACTCATAAAAGATAATACATCTGCGCCAACTCCTAAAAATATCTCCTCAAATCTCATTAGATTTTGTTTTGATATCTTTTGTTGGTCTTGTTTATCAGTTTGTTCTGCCCAATCTTTTAATTTTACATCTTGGATTGTATTGATACGGAATGATTTATCACCAAACGCCCATCTTTTAATCAATCCTATTTTTTCTTGAGTATCTAATTTTTTAGCTTTCTTTTCTACAAAATCCGTCCACCATGCTTGATGATAATCAGCTACACCATCGGAATCGGATAATCCAAATTCAGATTGTAGTTTAGTAATCATTGAAATATACTTTCCTTGTAGTTTAGAAAGGTGTTCTGATTTAGGTAATGCATTCATTGGTGGGCCCTGTATTGTGTACTTTGATTGAACATGTGCATTTACTTGCTTAATCATTCCACCCAATATAGATGCTGCCTGTTGGTTCTCACCTACAATAGTACCATCCATATCATAATCAAACGTACCATGAAATACTAATAGGGGTTGATTGTAAGGGATTACGTTTACAGACGTTGGATATATTACTTCCAAATTCA